CTGGAGCAGGGCATCATCGACATCGCCGCGTTCATCGACGAACGTGGCCTGAAGGTGGCGCTGACCGCACGCAAGCTGATCGTTCCGAAGGAGCTCCAGTTCACCGCTGAGCGCCTGATGAAGAGCACGCTGCGTACGGCCACGGCTGACAATGACATCAACGCGATCAAGTCCATGGGCCTGATCCCGGAGGGTTACTCTGTCAACCATTACCTGACCGACGTCAACGCTTGGTTCCTCATCACTGATGCCCCCAACGGCCTCAAGATGTTCGAGCGTTCGCCGATCAAGACCGCCTTTGAAGGCGACTTTGACACCGGCAACGTCCGTTACAAGGCTCGCGAGCGTTACAGCTTCGGCTGGTCTGACCCCCGCGGTGCTTACGGCTCTCCTGGCGCCTAATCAGCGTCGGAAACCGGGAAAAGGGGCCTTGTGCCCCTTTTCTTTTTGGCCTATATTCAATCCATCCCGGGGTCATCCCGTACGCCTGACAGTCCCGGCTGACGACATGCAGACAGGCGTACCCAGTTCAACTCGCATGTGAGGATTTCATGGCGAATACCACCTTCACTGGACCGGTTCGTTCCCAGAACGGTTTCCAGTCTGTCACCGTCAGCCCCACCACGGGCGCTGTCACCGTCAATGCTTCGTTTGGCAAGGCTGCCGTCATGGGCACCCAGTCTTTGTCCGGCGCTGGCGCTGTTGACATCGTCAACACCTTCACCGCACTGACGACCACGGGCAATTCCCAGGCCCTGACCCTGGCCAACGGCACTGTTGGCCAGCTCAAGATCATCGCTCACGTCGTGGACGGCGGTTCGGCCATCCTCACCCCCGCAACGCGGTTGGGTGGGTACGCCACCATCGTTTTCACCAATGCTGGTGACACGGCGATGCTGATTTACACCGCAGCAGGTTGGGATATCGTTGCACTCAATGGCGCGACCACGACCTAATAGGAGCCTGCCATGGGCTTTCAATATGACGTAAAAGCGAAAACGATGGCGAGTACTGGTGCCTCTGGCATCGGTACTCCACGTGCTCGCATTAAAGGGATCTACTACGTCGCAGGCAACCTTGCTGGGTCTGTTTCGTTTAAGGACGGCGGAACTAGCGGCACGGAACTGATCAACATTGCGACCCCCGCCAACACCACTGGCACGGGGTGCATGTACATCATCGTGCCAAATGACGGGGTTCGCTTTGAAGCAGATCCGTACGTGACTCTCACCAACGTCACCTCGGTGACGTTCTTCTACGGCTAAGGAGCCCAGCATGGGACGCGCAGCAAAAATGTCGATTCCTGAGTACCAAGGCGAAATGCAGCCGGGCGCTCAAAAGCAAGACATGAGCAAAGGCGGGCCGAAGCAGACGCCTCGCAAGGACTATCAGAAGCCCAGCGCCTCTGTGGCCCCTCGCGGCGTTGGCGAGGCACGTAACAAGCAGTGCAAGATGTACTGACGCATGGCCAAGTCACCTGCTTGGCAGCGCAAGGAGGGCAAGAGCCCCAGCGGCGGCTTGAACGCCAAAGGGCGCGCCTCCTACAACCGCGCCAATCCTGGCAAGCCGGGGCTGAAGGCTCCGCAGCCGGAGGGTGGGCCACGCAAGAAGTCATTCTGCGCCAGGATGTCCGGCATGAAGGCCAAGCTGACTAGCGAAAAGACGGCAAACGATCCTGATAGTCGTATCAACAAGAGTCTTCGGAAATGGAAGTGCTGATATGGAACATCGTGCTGTCGTTTGCGTCCGCGGCAGCACTGCTTTGGGTCAAGTCGATGCACGACGAGCTCAAGCGCGTGTCTATTTTGCTGAGCAAGACGCGGGAAGAGAACGCGGAAAAGTTTGTCACCCGGGCGGATGTCCACAGCGACATCAATCGGGTGCTTGTTCGGCTGGACAGGCTTGACGAAAAGTTGGATGCCTTTATAAAGGAGCAGCGCAGTGCCCTCGGCTAAGAAACCCGCGAAAGTGGAAAAGGTCATGCATGAGTTCAAGACCGGGGCATTGAAGTCCTCGTCTGGCCAGAAGGTGACCAATCGCAAACAAGCAGTGGCCATCGCCTTGAGCGAGGCCGGTATGTCCAAACCAGCCAAGAAAGGCGGCAAGAAATGATGAACGGCAACTACAAGAAGGGCGGTCTGGCCAAGCGTGGTCAGGGCATCGCCGTTAAGGGTTTCAAGGACGGCGGCATGGCCATGAAGGGCGTGCCCAAGGGCGGCAAGATCTCTGCCTCTGGTGCTGACACGGCTGGCCCCCAGGGCAAGACCATGAGCGAGCCGGTCAAGAAGGCCTCTACTGGTGACGTGGTGCAAGTCCGCGGTGTGGGCGCCGCTCGCGCTCGCAAGGCAACCATCTACTAAATCATGGCTACATCGGGCACGTCGAACTTCAATCTGGAGTTCGATGACATCATCACCGAAGCGTACGAACGCTGCGGCTATGAGAATCGGGACGGTTACGACATGAAGACCGCCCTGCGCTCGATCAACCTCATGTTTGCGGAGTGGGCCAACCGCGGCTTGAACCTGTGGACCATTGAGCAGCGGCAGATTCCGCTGGTTGTTGGCCAACACGAGTACACGCTGCCGGACGACACGGTGGATGCCCTGTCCGCGGTCATCCGCACCAATGCGGGGACCTCGAACCAGCAGGACATCACCATCGACCGCATCGGCTATGCCGAGTACCTGCACGTTCCCAACAAGAACACGCGGTCACGCCCTGCGCAGTACTTTGTGCAGCGCACGGCTCCGGCCAAGCTGTTCCTGTACCCGGCGCCGGATGCTACGACTACCTACGAGTTTCGGTACTACGTGATTCGTCGCATCCAGGACACTGGGGCGTATACGAACACGGCCGACATTTCGTTCCGGTTCTTGCCGTGCTTGATCGCGGGCCTTGCCTACTATCTGGCCATCAAGAAGGCCCCGGACCGCATCCAGATCCTCAAGTCGTTCTACGAAGAGGAGTTCTTCCGGGCCGCTTCCGAGGACCGTGAGCGGTCCAGCTACTTCGCCGTCCCGACTTACACGACGAGGTAGTCATGGGCGCGGGCTACGCATCAGGCAAGTTCGCGATTGCGCTATGCGACCAGTGTGGCCAACGGTTCAAGCTCAATTCGCTGATCAAGGACTGGAAGGGCTTCAAGGTCTGCGATGAGTGCTATGAGCCTAAGCACCCGCAGCTTGAGCCCAAGCGGAACATTACTGAGCCGCAGGCCTTGTATCAGCCGCGTCCTGAAGCGAAAATGGCGGTCACGGTCTTCGTCGGGTTCACGGTGGACACGTCATTTGCCAGTATTGGCATGATGCCGATGCCGTACGCCAAGCCCTTGTGGGCAGACGCAATTCTTGGATCGGTTCAGACGAGCATCACATGAACTACGCTCAGCTTACAGCGGCAATCATTGCCTACACCGAAAACCAGGACACGTCATTTGCGGCGGAGATCCCGGTTTTTGTTCGTCAGGCTGAGCAGCGGATCTACAACACGGTCCAGATTGCCAACCTGCGCAAAAACGTGACCGGGGTGCTTTCTCCAGGCAACAAATACTTGTCGTGCCCGGGCGATTTCTTGTCCACGTACTCCTTGGCCGTGATTGATGCGCAGGGCAACTACACGTACTTGCAGAACAAGGACGTCAACTTCATTCGTCAGGTCTACCCTTCGGCCAGCTACACGGCGCTTCCTAAGTACTACGCCATCTTTGGGCCGACCACGACCAATGACCCTACCCCTGTTGTCACGGACGAGCTCAGCTTCATTCTGGGCCCTACGCCAAATGCAGCGTACGACGTAGAGCTGCACTATTACTACTACCCGGAGTCAATCACCACGGCTCCCGATGGTCAGACTTGGCTGGGCGACAACTTCGACTCGGCGCTTCTGTATGGCTCGCTTGTCGAGGCCTATACCTACATGAAGGGCGAGGCTGACATGATGGCGCTGTACAACCAGAAGTACGGGGAGGCTATGGCACTCTTGAAGAACCTGGGCGATGCCAAGCAGCGCGGGGATGCCTATCGCGATGGGCAAGTCAAGCTGAAGGTGCAGTGACATGATTACCGCAGGCTTGACCAACAGCTTCAAAGAACAGCTTCTGCTGGGTCAGCATGACCTTGAGACGGATACGCTCAAGATTGCGCTTTACACCTCTTCGGCGGTGTTGGGCCCCGGAACCACGGTGTATACGACCCTTGGGGAAGTCTCCAGTCCTGGATACACTGCTGGGGGCGAGACTTTGGTGAATGTGACCGTGTCGTTGTCCGGCGCCGTGGCGTATGCCTCGTTTGACAACCCGACGTGGATTGCTACCACTTTTGCTCCCCGCGGGGCGCTGATCTACAACTTTTCCAAGGGAAACAAGTCGATTGGGGTTTTGAACTTCGGGATTGACCAGACGACATTGAGCCAGAATTTCCAAATTCAGCTCGCTCCCAATAATCCCGACACTGCCCTCATCCGCATCATTTAAGGAGCGATCATGCTGAACGACAAAGCAAATACTTCGGACGCTGTGTCTGCCGGCCTTGTGGCCAAAACAGGTTTCTCTTCGGGTGCTTCGGGCGGCGGCGTTTTCCACGTTCAGTGCTTCGACAAAGACGGCAATCTGAAGTGGGAAGACCAGATGCACAACTTGGTGGTCAACCAAGGTTTGCAGGACATGAACACCCAGTACTTCAAGGGCAGCACCTATACGGCTGGATTCTTCCTTGGTCTGGTGACTGGCCCCGGCTCGGGTACGGCCTACGCTGCGGGTGACACCCTGGCAAGCCACATCGGCTGGACCGAGTTCACCAACTACTCGGGCTCGCGCAAGGCTGTGACGTTTGGTACGGCTACGACGGCTGATCCTTCGGTGATCAGCAACTCGGCCTCTCCCTCGCAGTTCAGCATCACGGGCGGTGGCGGCACGGTGGCCGGGGCGTTCCTCTGCACGGTGGCCTCTGGCACGTCTGGTGTGCTGTTCTCCGAAGCAGACTTCCAGTCTCCCGGCGACCGCGTGGTTGTGGCAGGCGACACGCTGAACGTGACCTACACCTTCAGCCTCGATGCCGCTTGAGGCTAGGGCTTTGTGTTTGGGGTAACCGCCTTCGCGGAGGCGCCGTTTGCTGCGGCGGGGGGCGGTGTTGCCTTTGATGCATCGGTAGAGGATTCGGCTTCGGCATCTGCGGCGTTTGCAGCCGTCGCCGATTTTCTTGACAACCTGAATGAGCAGATTACTGCGGCAGATCAGGTCGCAGTTGCCGAGTCCACCTTCTCGGCAGATGTAAGCGAGTTGGTTACTGGAGCCGATCAGGTTTCAGTTCTGGTGGATTTCCAGGCCAGTGTGGCCGACACTGTTTCGGGCTCAGACACCATGTCTGTTCTCGTGGACTTTGCGGTGTCGGTATCTGAGGCCGCATCCTCCGCAGACACGGTTTCTGCTCTGGCCGACTTTGCTCCGACAATCTCTGAATCTGCCCAGGCATCGGATGCGGTGCAGGCGTTGGCTCAGTTCTTTGCATCCATAGCAGAGGCAGCCACCGGCAGCGACACGTTTGTCGCCACCCTCACCTACAACGTCTTCATCGACGAGAGTTCAACGGCATCGGAAACTGTCGCAGCATCCGTGGCGTTTGCCGTTTTGGTGTCTGAGT